TTCGCAGACGCTGGATACCGGATGCAGGATGGGGACGGTGACAAAATGCGGGAAGATACGGAGGCTGACTCCCCGTGAATGTTTCCGTTTACAGGGGTTTCCGGATGAATTGTATGAGCGTGCGGCGTCTGTCAATTCCGAGACACAGCTTTATAAGCAGGCCGGGAATGCGGTCACGGCAACGGTGGCTTATGCGGTTGCCATGGCTCTGCCGGAGAGCCGGGAGCTTCTGGCGCAGATGGAGACGGTATGGGAAGAGTTCGGGGATTCCGTGCCGGAGGCGGTATGGGAGAATATGGATGGTTTTGTGCCGGGGACGGTAAGGGAAAGTTTTGGAGAAGCTATGGACGCAACGGTGCAGGAAGAATTTGAAGATACTGTATGCGGATCACAATATGAGGATTATGGAGATATTGGGGAACAAGATACAGCAGGGGAGGCTTATGGGGATTGCAGGGCGGAGCCTGATGATTTTGATTTCCTGAATTAAGGCAGTGCGTGAGCCGGTGGCGGAAGGGGGTGAGTGCGGTGGCGCAGAGAGGGCGGAAGCCGAAGCCTACGGCGGTGAAGATGCTGGAAGGGAACCCTGGGAAGCGGGGGCTGAATGCCGGGGAGCCGAAGCCGGAGAAGAAGGCTCCCAGATGCCCGGCATGGCTGGAAGCGGAGGCAAAGAAGGAATGGAAACGGATGGCAAAGCAGATGGAACAGCTTGGCATCCTGACGGAGATTGACATGGCGGCCTTTGCCGGGTACTGCCAGGCGTATGCCAGGTGGAAGGAAGCAGAGGAATATATCTCCGAACATGGGGCGATCATGCAGACACCGTCCGGGTACTGCCAGCAGGTCCCGCAGGTGTCCATCGCGCAGACTTACCTTAAGATCATGAACCGGCTCTGTGAGCAGTTCGGCCTCACGCCGTCTTCCCGGAGCCGGATCGTGGCGGACGCCGGGGAGGACAAGGAGAGCGATGCCATGGAAATCCTGCTTTTTAAGGGAGGCGGCGGATAGTGTTTGACGGGGCGAAGGCACAGAGGGCGGTGGAGTTTATCCGCTGCCTGAAACATACGAAGGGGAGATGGCGCGGGCAGCCCTTTGACCTGCTCCCGTGGCAGGAGACAATCATCAGGGATGTGTTCGGCACGGTGAAGGAAGACGGGTACAGGCAGTATAATACCGCCTATGTGGAAATCCCGAAGAAGAACGGGAAGTCGGAGCTTGCGGCAGGGGTGGCGCTTTACATGACCTGCGGGGACAATGAGTGGGGCGCGGAGGTGTATGGCTGTGCTTCTGACCGGCAGCAGGCATCCATTGTCTTTGACGTGGCGGTGGACATGGTGGAGCAATGCCCGGCATTGAAAAAGCGCATTAAGCCGGTCATGTCGGTAAAGCGCCTGGTGTATAAGCCGACAAACAGCTTTTACCAGGTGCTTTCTGCGGAAGCCTATACGAAGCACGGGCTGAATGTCCATGCGGTCATTTTTGACGAGCTGCACAGCCAGCCGAACCGGGAGCTGTTTGACGTTATGACGAAAGGTTCCGGGGATGCCAGGACACAGCCTTTGTTCTTCCTGATCACTACAGCGGGTACGGACCGGCATTCCGTCTGTTATGAACAGCATCAGAAGGCGGAGGATATCTTGAACGGCAGGAAGATAGACCCTACCTTCTATCCTGTCATTTACGGGGCTTCCGATGATGCGGACTGGACTTCGGAGGAAGTGTGGTATCAGGCGAACCCGTCTCTGGGGCATACCATTGACATTAGCAAAGTACGGAATGCGTGTTTGAGTGCAAGGGACAATCCGGCGGAGGAAAATATTTTCCGGCAGCTTAGGCTGAACCAGTGGGTGAAACAGTCCACACGCTGGATGCAGATGGAGAAGTGGGATGCCTGTGCGTTCCTGGTGGACGAGAGGGAGCTTTTGGGGCGTGAGTGCTACGGCGGGCTTGACCTGTCCAGTTCCATTGACATCACGGCCTTTGTGCTGGTGTTCCCGCCCAGGGATGATACGGAGAAGTATATTTTTCTGCCGTATTTCTGGATTCCGGAGGAAAACATGGTACGGAGGGTGCGGCGTGACCATGTGCCGTATGACGTGTGGGAAAAGCAGGGATTCCTGGAGACTACGGAGGGGGATGTGATCCATTATGGTTTTATTGAAAATTTTATAGACAATCTGGGGAAGAAATTTCACATAAAGGAGATTGCTTTTGACCGGTGGGGAGCGGTGCAGATGGTACAGAACCTGGAGGGGCTTGGGTTTACGGTGGTGCCGTTCGGTCAGGGCTTCAAGGATATGTCCCCGCCGTCCAAACGGCTGATGGAGCTGGTGCTGGAGAAGAACATTGCCCATGGCGGGCATCCGGTCCTGCGGTGGATGATGGATAATATCTTTATCCGGACAGACCCTGCGGGGAACATCAAGCCGGATAAGGAGAAGTCCACGGAGAAGATTGACGGCGCAGTGGCTTCCATTATGGCGCTTGACCGGGCGGTAAGGAACGGAGGGAGTACGGGAAGCGTGTATGATGAGAGGGGAATTTTGAGTTTTTAGAGGCATTAATGGTTTCGGGGTGGACTCTACGGTTCGTAGGTTGCGCAGATGGAAGAAGGGATATAAAATGGATTTATGATTCAGAAAAGAGGTACATGAAGATGGGATATGTGACAGGAAAGACGATAAAGGAATTAAGGGAAAAAAGAAAACTCACGCAGAAAGAACTTTCTGAAAAGATCGGTGTGAGCGATAAGACCGTTTCAAAATGGGAGACAGGAAAAGGGCTTCCAGATATCGGGATCATTGAAGAACTGGCAGGGGCGCTGGGGGTATCGATCGCGGAACTGCTGACAGGGGATCTGCGGGAAAATGAGAACCAGTCAGCTAATATGCGGAAGATGTGCTTTTATGTCTGTCCGGTCTGCGGGAATATCATTACATCCGTGGGGAATGGGGCTTTTTCATGCTGCGGGATCACACTGCCGGAAGTTGGGGCTGAAAAGGGTGATGAAGGTCACAGCATCCATATTGAAACGGTGGATAATGAGTATTCTGTGACGGTCAGGCATCCTATGGAGAAAGGCCACTACATTTCATTTATTGCTTATGTGACATCGGATGCGCTGGATCTGGTAAAGCTGTATCCGGAACAGGGCATATCTGTGAGGTTCAGAAAGAAGGGGCATGGCATTGTTTATGTGTATTGCAACAGGCATGGAATGTTCAAAACGATGGTATAAGGCTGTCAGGATTTACGGGGAGGCAGATTGTGAAAAAGGAGATATTGTTCCAGATGGATACTGCGTGGCGGCTGTTTCAGTATCATTGCGATGGGTTAGGTGAGGAAGAGGCGGCATGGTGCAAAACATCTTCCGGCCTGCAGATCCGCAGGGCAGGCGGCAAATGGACTGCGGACTGGCCGGATATGGAGTCTTATTCTATTGGCCCGTCAAGTATTGCCTGGATTTTATGGCATATGATGTTCTGGTGGACTGCAGCCCTAAGTGCGTCCAGGGACAATAAAATGACAGGCAGGGAAAACGTGGTGTGGCCGGGAAGCGCCGGGGCTGCCATACGGGAGATTGAAAGGTGCCACGAAGAATGGACTGCTTTTATTGATTCCATGGATGAGGCAGACCTGCGGTCCGTAGAGAGATGCAGATGGCCCTTTAAAGGGCAGAGCTTCTGTTCCCTGGCGTTATGGTTAAATGTTGAATTGATGAAAAATGCCGCAGAGATAGGAGCGGCAAGGTTTTTATATGCAGTAATATCAGAATAAAAGCGAAACACATTACATGAACGGCGTCTCTTCGGAGGCGCTTTCTTTTTGCATATATTTAGGAGGCGTGTATGAAACTGGCATCTATTTTAGGTATCCGGGGTGCGAGGGATAAGCCGAAGGACAGCTACGGCAGTACGGCTTATTCTTTTTTCTTTGGCAGGAGTACCAGCGGGAAGAACGTGAATGAGCGGACGGCTATGCAGACCACGGCTGTGTATTCCTGTGTGCGGATTCTGTCGGAGGCGATAGCATCACTGCCTGTCCATTTATACCGGTATACGGATACGGGGAAGGAGCGGGTGTATGGGCATCCTTTGTATCGTCTCCTGCATGACGAGCCGAACCCGGAGATGACTTCCTTTGTGTTCCGGGAGACGCTTATGAGCCACCTGCTGATCTGGGGGAATGCCTATGCGCAGATCATACGGGACGGCGCAGGCCGGGTGCTGGGGCTGTACCCGCTCCTGCCGGACAAGGTGGAGGTTGACCGGGACGGGAACGGGGAACTGTATTATATTTATAACCGGTACACTGACGAGAACCCGAACTTTGCGGATTACGGCAGGGTGTATCTTCCGCAGGAGGATGTGCTGCATATCCCCGGGCTTGGGTTTGACGGTCTGGTGGGGTATTCCCCCATTGCCATGGCGAAGAATGCGGTGGGGATGACGCTGGCCTGTGAGGAATACGGGGCGGGCTTCTTTGAGAACGGGGCCACGCCGGGAGGCGTATTGGAGCATCCGGGGGTGCTGAAAGACCCGGCGAAGGTGCGGGAGAGCTGGCACGCTGTTTACGGCGGTTCTAAGAATGCGGGAAAAGTGGCCGTTCTGGAAGAGGGCATGAAGTACCAGCAGATCGGGATTCCGCCGGAGGAGGCGCAGTTTCTGGAGACCAGGAAGTTCCAGGTGAATGAGATTGCAAGGCTGTACCGGATACCGCCCCATATGGTGGGCGACCTGGATAAGAGCAGTTTTTCCAACATTGAACAGCAGTCCCTGGAATTTGTGAAGTACACGCTGGACCCGTGGGTGATACGGTGGGAACAGTCCCTGCAGAAAGCCCTGCTTCTGCCGCAGGAGAAGAAGGAATATTTCCTGAAGCTGAACGTGGACGGCCTGCTCCGTGGGGATTACCAGAGCCGGATGAATGGGTATTCCATTGGCAGGCAGAATGGGTGGCTGTCAACGAATGATATCAGGGAGATGGAAAATATGAACCCCATACCGGCGGAGGAAGGCGGGGATTTGTACCTGATAAACGGGAACATGACGAAGCTGAAAGATGCCGGGCTGTTTGCGGGAAAGGGACAGCAGGAAACGGAGCCGGGGCCGCCGGATGGGAGGGTTCCCCGGCAGGGGTATTCCGGACCGGGGCAGAGAGGCATAGGAAATAAAGAGTAAAAAGGAGTTTTAGGAGCCAACAGGTGGATGCATCTGCTGGCTTTTTCTATGCAGAAAACCAGAAAGTGAGGGTGCAGGGATGAAGCGGAAGTTTTGGAACTGGGTAAAGAATGAAGCGGATGGGGAAAGGACCCTGATTCTGAATGGGGAGATTTCGGATGAAACGTGGTACGGGGATGAAGTGACGCCGGCGCTGTTTCAAAAAGAGTTAAATGCAGGAACAGGAAATATCACGGTCTGGATCAATTCCCCGGGCGGCGATGTTTTTGCGGCGGCGCAGATTTACAACATGCTGATGGAGTACAGGGGGGATGTGACGGTGAAGGTGGATGCGCTGGCGGCTTCTGCGGCTTCCGTGATTGCCATGGCGGGGACGGAGGTCCTGATGTCTCCGGTGAGTTTGATGATGATCCACAATCCCATGACCATTGCCATCGGAGACTCAAAGGAAATGCAGAAAGCCGGGGAGATGCTGGACGAGGTGAAGGAAAGCATCATGAACGCCTACGAGATCAAGACCGGCATGGGCCGGGCCAAGATTTCCCACCTGATGGATGCAGAGAGCTGGTTCAATGCAAAGAAGGCGGTGGAGCTTGGCTTTGCGGACGGGATTCTGCATGAGGGGGAAGACGCGGAAGATGCAGTGGGAGGTGCGGAGCCGGAGGGTATGATGTTTTCACGCATGGCGGTGGCTAATTCCCTGCTGTCTAAGCTGATACCGGAGCGGAAGGAAAAGAAGGTGCCGGTGGAGCAGTTGGAGAAACGGTTACAGTTATTATCACATTAAAATTTTGGAGGTATGGAGATGAAGAAGATTTTAGAGTTAAGGGAAAAGCGTGCAAAGGCATGGGAGGCTGCAAAGGCTTTCCTGGACAGTAAACGGGGCAGTGACGGCCTTCTGTCTGCGGAGGATACGGCTGCTTATGAGAAGATGGAGCAGGAGGTTGTGGATCTGGGGAAGGAGATTGGGCGGCTGGAACGTCAGGCGGTGATTGACGCGGAGCTGAACAAGCCTGTTTCCGAGCCGATCACCAACAGGCCAAACAATGACCCGGACGGGGAAGGGAAGACGGGCAGGGCGACGGATAAGTACAAAAAGACGTTCTGGAACGCCATGCGCCGGAAGAACTTCTATGACGTGGAGAATGCCCTGCAGGTGGGTACGGATTCCGAGGGCGGGTATCTTGTGCCGGACGAGTTTGAGCATACGCTGGTGGAGGCGCTGGAGGAAGAGAACTTTTTCCGCAGTATCGCCACGGTGATCCAGACTTCCGGCGGTGACAGGAAGATCCCGGTAGTGGCTACGAAAGGGACGGCTTCCTGGATTGATGAGGAAGGGGCTTACCCGGAATCGGATGATTCCTTCGGGCAGGTGTCCATCGGGGCATACAAGGTGGCTACCATGCTGAAAGTATCGGATGAGCTCCTGAATGACAGCGTGTTCAACCTGGAAGCGTATATCTCTAAGGAGTTCGGGCGCAGGATCGGCACGAAGGAGGAAGAGGCGTTCTTTACCGGGGACGGCAAGGGCAAGCCTACGGGCATCTTCAATGCCGCGGGCGGGGCTTCTGACGGCGTGACCACGGCAGCGGCGAACATCACCTTTGACGATGTGATGGACTTGTATTATGCGGTGAAGTCCCCGTACCGGAAGAAGGCGGTGTGGGTATTGAACGATACCACGGTGAAGGCTCTGCGGAAGCTGAAAGACAATAACGGCAACTATATCTGGCAGCCGTCCGTGCAGGCAGGCCAGCCGGATATGATCCTGAACCGCCCGTACCACACTTCCGCCTATGTGCCGGAGATTGCGGCAGGGGCAAAGGTGATGGCGTTTGGCGACTTCTCTTATTACTGGATCGCGGACCGGCAGGGGCGTTCCTTTAAGCGCCTGAATGAGCTGTTTGCGGCGACCGGGCAGGTAGGCTTCCTGGCAAGCCAGAGGGTGGACGGCAAGCTGATTTTGCCGGAGGCTGTGAAGACCATGGCGGTCAAGGGGAGCGCAGGCGCGTAAGGAACCGGAAGCAGAGTTTTGAAGGCAGGAGGGCTGCGGGATGGCGGTTGTGACACTGGAAGAGGCAAAGCAGTATCTCCGGGTGGACAGCGCGGATGAGGATGCATTTATTTCCGGGCTGTTGGAAACAGGGGAGAGCATGTGTGCGGATATGGCGCGGATGGAAGCGGGGGAGCTGGAAGGGCATCTTCCCATGGCGAGGATCGCCGTCCTGTATGTGGCTGCCTATTTGTATGAGCACAGGGAGCAGGCGGACCATGGGGAGCTGGTGCAGACCTTACGCTCCCTGCTGTGCGGGATACGGAAGGAAGTGTTCTGATGGCGGAAGAATTGGGAAGTAACGGGACAGGCGGGAACTACCGGCAGAGGTATCCCCTGGGGGCGTGGAGGGAGCGGATCACGATCCAGAAGAGCTCCCTGGGGAATGACAAAGCCGGAAACCATGTGCTGTCCTGGGAGGACTATTTTTCCTGCTCTGCCTATGTGAACAGCCTTTCCGGGAAGGAATACTGGGAGGCGGCGCAGGTCAACGCGCAGAAGGATATCTATTTCATTATCCGGTACTGTTCGGAGGTCTCTGCCATGGATACGGAGCATTACCGTATCCTGTTCCGTGAACAGGTATATGATATCACTTTTATTGATAACGTGCGGTATCAGAATAAGACATTGAAGCTGCGGGCTTCCCTGTCAAAGAGGTGATAGGGTGTCAAACAATCAGAGGGTTTCCGTGGACCAGATGGCGGATGCTATCATGGACGGGCTGATGGAGTATGCCCAGCTTGCCACGGACGTGATGAAGGACTGTGTGAAGAAAGCCGGGGATACGGTGAAAAAGGAGACACAGGCGGGTGCGCCGGTGAAGTCCGGACGGTATAAGAAGAGCTGGGCGGTGAAGCGGCAGATGGAGACTTCCAGCACGCTGGAAGTGGTGGTACACAGCAGGAACCGCTGCCAGCTTACCCACCTTTTGGAAAAAGGCCATGCGAAGCGGGGAGGCGGACGGGTACGGGCCATCCCGCATATCGCCCCGGCGGAGGAAAAGGGCATCCGGGAACTGGAGGAAGGCATCAGAAGGGGGCTGACTGAATGAGCCATGAAAATGTGCTGAAAATGATGGGGGAAATGGGGCTTCCCTTTGCCTATGACCATTTCGTGGAAGGGGAAGCGCCGGAACCGCCGTTTGCGGTGTTTTTATATCCCAGGGCCGATAATTTTTCAGCGGATGGGATCGCGTATTTTAAAATAAATGAGCTGGACATAGAGCTGTATACGGACTTGAAGGACCCGGAGCTGGAAGAAACCGTGGAGGCGGTGCTGCTCCGGCACGGCATCTTCTACGGGAAGAGCGAAGTTTGGATTGAGTCGGAAAAGCTTTATGAAGTGCTGTATGAGATGGAGGTATAGACTGGATGAATAACAAGGTGAAGTTCAATATCTGCAACTGCCATTATGCGCTGCAGAAGGTGTCAGAGGCCGGGGAGATGTCGTTTGACACGCCGGTGGCGATGCCCGGCGCGGTGTCGCTGGCGCTGGACCCAAACGGGGAGCCGGAATCCTTTTATGCGGACGGCATTGAGTATTACATCATTGCCAACAATATGGGCTATGACGGGGATCTGGAGCTGGCGCTGATCCCGGAGAGCTTCCGGACGGACGTGCTGAAAGAGGAAGCGGACGGGAATGAGGTGCTGGTGGAGAATGCCAACTCCGAGACCGGAGCCTTTGCCCTGCTGTTTGAGTTTGACGGGGATATCCGCAAGATCAGGCATGTGCTGTATAACTGTTCCGCCAGCCGTCCGAAGATCGAGGGCAAGACCAATGAGGAAAGCCGGGAGGTGCAGACGGAGACGCTGACGGTCAAGGCAAGGCCGCTGGCGAGCGGGTATGTGAAGGCGAAGACCGGGAACAGGACTTCTGCGGAAACGTATGAGAACTGGTATAAGAACGTATATATGCCGGCACCGAAGGCAGAGGCCGGAGGCGGGGCTGGGGAAGGACAGGGTTAAAGGAGGCTGGAAGGGTATGAGCATTGTAAAAAAGATAGGGATTGACGGGAAAGAGGTGCTGTTCAAGGCATCGGCGGCAATCCCGAGGATTTACCGGTTGAAGTTCCAGAGGGATATCTATAAGGACTTACGGATTCTGGAAAAGAGCATCGGGGAAGGGGACGAGGAGCATTCCAACCTTGACCTGTTTTCATTGGAGATGTTTGAGAATATCGCCTATACTATGGCGAAACATGCAGACCCGGCGATTCCTGACGATGTGGAGGAATGGCTGGACGGATTCAATACATTTTCCATTTACCAGGTGCTGCCGGAGCTTATCAGGCTGTGGGGGCTGAACGTGCAGACGGATGCAGAGGCTAAAAAAAACTTCGCCCAACAGAGCGTGAAATGACAACACCGCTGTTCCTGCTCCGGTGCGTACAGTTGGGGATATCCATGGCAGATACGGAGCTGCTGTCTATCGGACTTATCAATGATATGTATACGGAGCAGGTAAATGACGGGTACCGGTACTGTGAGCTTGGAACACAGGCGGATATGGACTTATTTTAACGTTAAAATTAAGTCGAATTATCACAACCAAAAGCATATCCACACCTTTTTATGAAAGCCGCTATATATGGGCATTCCCGGAAATAATGGTGTGGATTTTGTTTTGCTATCAGATGTGATTTTTTATCCATAAAATCATCTGTTTCCGACACATTCTGATTTTTCAAAATGTAAACAATCAGGGAAAAAGCGTATTTAAGCCATTTGTCGATATCAATTTTTCAGAATGTGTCGGAACCCCCAAAAATGGGATAGCTTTTAATTGCTATACTGCACGCCGCCAGGATTTACAGTAGTGCACCTGTTAAAGTGTTTGGCTGGCGGCCTGCAGTCGGGTTCTACTGTAAATTTAACTGGTGTGCAGTATAATATTCCCAAAACAATATCCATACCTTTTTGGTGCAAAAACATTGAAATTACTGGGTTTCTCAAGAAGGTGCGGATACAAAATCAGTTAAGATAAATGGACCGGTTCTGATTGCTAAAACAGCCTTTTTCTGTTATGATTGGTAGAGAAAAAAAGGCTGTCCGGTGACAGCGGTAAATCGTTATTTTGTGAGGGCAATAATGGATTCTTTAGATAAAATACGTGTACCTCAAAAATCAGATTCTACCAAAAGGCAAATTATTCTTACAATAGGCATCTTACTTTTGGGAATCTGTATGGGGACATTTTCCAAATACTTAGATTATACGCAAGGACATCTTCCGGTTCTGTTACAAGCGATTGATAATGCCTTGGATTTTCACAATTTTTTAGGTGGATTTGCACCGTGGATCGTGATTGCGGTCTGTATAGCTGTATACAGTCATGCGCCATTTAGAGCCGCAATGAATGTTTTCCTGTTTTTTGTAGGATTTGTAGCAAGCTATTATCTGTACTGTAATTTTGTGGCGGGTTTCTTTCCAAGAAGCTATGCTATGATTTGGATTGCATATACAATCGCCTCTCCGTTTCTTGGCTTTTTATGCTGGTATGCGAAAGGGAAAGGCTGGGTTGCCCTTATTCTTTCCGCAGGCATTTTGGGAGTTTTGGTGAACACTGCTTTTGTGTATGGAATGTTTTATATAGATATTCGTTCTTGGCTGAACCTTTTAATGTTGCTGCTTGGAATACTTGTTTTACGAAAATCCGTCAAGGAAACAATTTGTATGATGGGGATTTCCATTGTTTTTGCGCTAATTATTAAAACGGTTGTTCCATTTCGCTTTTGGTAAATTTAATTCCTGTTTATAGAACTGGAAAATCCAAGTTTAAGGAGGAGAAGTTGTGGCTAATCCGTGGGAAGAAATATCATTGTCTGATTATGAGAATCATATGAAATTAGATTCTGTTATGCAATTACAGAACATGAATCAAATGATGAAAGGACAATTTAATGCTTATCCAGTAAGTTCTGTTATGGTTTTGGGAATTGCTGGTGGTAACGGTTTGGAACATATTGATAAGAACAAATATAAAAAAGTATACGGGATTGATATTAACACAGAGTATTTAAAAGCAGTTGAAGAAAGGTATTCAGATATTTCAGAAATACTGGAATGTATACAAGTAGATTTGATTGACGAAACAAATAAACTTCCAAACGCTGAACTATTGGTTGCCAATTTGTTAATTGAGTATATTGGATATGATTGTTTTCAAAAGGCAGTTGAGCACGTTTGCCCCAAATATGTTTCATGTATTATTCAGATAAATATAGATGGCAGTTGGGTATCTGATTCACCATATATTCATGTATTTGATGACCTTGATAAAGTCCATCACCAAATGGAAGAAAATTTGCTGATTCAGGCTATGAAAGATATTGGGTATAATTTAATAGCACAGACAGAAAATCTATTACCAAATGGAAAGAAATTAGTTCAATTAGACTTTAATTGTTAAATTCCTGTTTCACGAACTGGAAAAGCCGGAGTATGAAAGGAGCACAAAAAATGCAAATGCCTAAAGAGAATATTGATACGATTATGTTTGCTCCTTGTGGGATGAATTGTAAAGTTTGTTATAAGCATTGTTACCACAAAAAACCATGTGCTGGCTGCTTGAACAGCGATAAAGGAAAGCCGGAGCATTGCCGTAAATGCAGAATAAAAGATTGTATCGGAGAGAAATCCCTATCTTATTGCTTTGAATGTG